CCTGTCTGAAAATCATCTCAGGCAAGTCCCGCTTAGCCGCCTCGATCTCACTCTTAGCAATAAACGGGTTGTTAGCGGTCGGGAATGTCCATGACCGCCAGCCTTCCTCGCCATTCACCCCGCGCTGATAAACTTCCCAAAACCAGTTACGCCCTTTCGGAGTCGATATAAATAACGCCCTGCCCTGCCTGTCTGATAATGCCGGTCTGATAGCCTCCGTCCACGCCTCTTTTTGCATAAACGCGCACTCATCCATCACAACAAAGTCCAGCCCCTCACCGCGCAAGCTGTCAGGATTATCTGCGCTCCGTACTGCTACGAACCCACCGCCAGGAAGGCTTACAATCCTGTCACCCAGCCTAATCTCTGCACCTGGTAACTTGCGCGCAATTTGCCGCAACGGTCGCCAGCCAACCTCGCTCGTCTTGTACGATGGACTAACCCACCATGCCCGCCCGCCTTGCGCTGCTGCATCCAGACATTCGTTCACGCCCAACCGTGTCTTGCCCCACCTGCGTCCGGCGGATAGCACCTTGAAACGCGCGTCCGAGTTGTGCACCTCAAGCTGACCTGGGTGCGGCTTTGCGTTAATCCTGGTTGCTGTCAATGCCATCCCAATCTACAACAATCGCCCCGCCATTCGCGCCGGTGACTTGGACGGTGCTCGTTGCCTTTCCGATTACACGGTCAAGAATTTCTGTTGCAACCGCTTGTTTAATTCGCGGGTCTCTTGAATCCAGCGCCTCAACTTTTGCTTGTGCTGCCTTTTCGGTCGCACTCTGCAAAATCATCATTGCTTGAAAAGCAGTCTCGTGCTTTATTCTGTTGGCAAGACTGTTTAGTTTCTCGCGTTCTTTTGAATCCCACGAATAAAAGGTTGTTTTGCCTATGCCTGCGTCTCTGAATCCAGCGGCATCTGAATTAACCTTTGAACGCGCCATAACATAATCAAGGCGTTGGTCGGTTAGTTCGGAAAGTTCTGTTTGAATGTCGCTCATTTTTCGGTACAATTTAGGTACAAATTAGTTTGCTTTCGCCTTCGCTGTAAACACAAGAGCGATGCCGTCGACTTTCGTTTGCGCTAACATCGCCATTTGCGGGATCGCTGTCTCTGGTAAATCGAGCGTCAACCTCACTCCGCCGTCTGCTAAGGTTTGCACCTTCGCAACTATTGCTTCAAATTGGATTACCGGCTCTTTTGCCAGATCACCCTCGTCTTTTCTACGAGCCGCGAATACGTCCACAGGCACTCACGCCCGCCCACGTCATTCAGCATCGCAATCCCCATTCATAGCGTCAATGCGAGCTGTCAATTCAGCGACCTGCCGTTCCAACTCACGGATGCGTTTGTCACGCCCCTTCACGGCGGTTTGCAGTTTGTCAACCTGCGTTTGTAAGTCGGCGTTCTCTTGCTGTAAGTTCAGAATAAACGCCTCCCTGTCACTAAGCACAGCCCGCAATCCGCTTATCTGCGTTTCGAGCGCATCCACCTTCGCTGCGAGATCATCGGTTCTTTTGTTCGATGCAGATATGCGCGTCTCATAAGCACCGCTCAACGTTGCCACGCAATCCGCTGCGATTTTCTTGCGGTTAGAAATGGCGGATACTATCACTCCGCCTAAACCGCCGCCGCCCAGCAGCGATACTATGATTGCGATGACAACTTGCTCACTCATTGCTATCCAAGAGCCTCGTCACCGGTGCTTTTGCCGGCTGCAACATCATCGTGGGCAATGTACATTATCGCGCTTTTTTCGGCAGCGTCCTCAACGGCAATACCAACAATCAGCGCAACGATAACCGGCTGCCACGCGCCGATCACCCAGATAATCTGCTCCGCAACTTCCGGCGCAACGTAGGCGGTCACGAAATAGGTTATCGTAGAAACAACCACGTCCAGGACCATCAACCAAAACTTCCGACTTTTCAACAATGACTGCATTTATCCTCCGAGTTAGATATTCAATGAGCCGCGCTAATTCGCTTGCCTAAAGTAGGTATAGGCGGCGCGGCTTCTGTTCGATGTATGTCCCGGCTTGGTCCGCTGACCGATTCTCACGTGCCCGTGAGGTTGCCCTGCTTGCCGCGCGTGCCGGGATCTGTTCAAAGTCTTTCGTGCGTTTCCGTCCTGCAACCGTTCAGCTTGAATTGCGGTTTGGCTTCCACTATCCCCTCGTCAACGTCTATCGAGAGATGATGATAGTCACGTTCTGCATTCAATTCTTTCTGGTAGGACTGCATCCAATCAGTCAGCCAATCAGGCCAGTTAGCCTTGTTACTGCCATATTCAATAATGCAGCTGGCGCACAGCTGCCGGTTATGTGGGATAGGTTTGCCACAAACACAATTTCTCATCATTAATGTGCTCCTATACTCTATGCGGTTTCGAGACGCTTTTTAGACATTTTTTGTAAAAGTCGCCCTACGTGTCGTTGACTAAGTCCTATAATCGCGCCTATCTCTTCCTGCGTATGCCCGCAAGCGAACAGGTATAATATCTGCTGCTCCCTCACTGGCAAGTCAGCAACAACCTGCTCAACGTCAATTCGGTTTTCCACGCTCTCGATACTTTCGTCATCAAACAAGTCACTCAAGTCAAACTCCATCGATCCCCTCCTAAGGGAATAAAAAACCCGAAGCCACCGCCATTTCTGGCAAGTAACTTCGGGGTCTACGCTCCTCGTAAGTCCAGCGCTAAGCGCCTATTCAGCTGTAACTCAATTGTTACAAATCGCCGTATTCCTTGCTTCCAACGAGTGGTGCTAACGATCCCATTGCTGAAGTCACAAATTCTGGCGACTCTATGTAAAGTCGAGCCAAACCGCAAGCCATATCAAAAGTGTTCCCACTGTGACCTTTGTCTAAATTGGGCACTAAACCAGTTAGCCCTTTTTTAAATTCCTCGATGTTTTCAGTGGTTTTGCACGCATCGGCTATTTTTACCGCCTCTTTGCAGCAAAATAACTCATAAGCTTCATAATCCACTCGGAAATCGGGATTGTGCTTGCGAAATCGATCAATCCGTTGTTTGAAAACAGGCGGCAAAGATTCGTAATCCGAATCCATTTGATACTTGTTCTCCTCAAATTTCTCTTGCTTTTCTTTTTTGTAGTTGGTTAGCCATTCTTGACGCTCTTGCTCCAACTGTAAGTCAGACTTGTAGAACAAAAGCACGCCGTTCAAACTCATACCTCGAATTATGCTACCGTTTACGAGATACAGCGAAACTTTGTCCCCGACTTTCGGACACTCATTTACAAGTTTTTTTTCAATGATGAAGCCAGTACCGTTTTCGGCACGAACACTAAAAGCATCATCGCCCTCGCTTACAGAATATATTGTCAAATCGTCTCTCATTTTTCACCTCTATCTCTTTCGAGTTGTTTTAGTCGTATATCCAAGCACCGTACTCACCTGGAAAGAGTTCTTTTTCTATCTCAGTGCTAACTTCAACAAGTTGTTTCGCAAGCTCATAAAGCAACTTTGAAAGCTCTGCGTTTTCACTTTTGTCATTTTCAGCATAGACTTTTATCTTTTCAACCAAAGGAAATAAATTAACATTTACGTACATTTTCACCTCTCTCTCGATCAATTTTGCCTGTTATTTTTGCTTCCCACGTGTCAACCTGGCAAGCCTTGATATTCACCGTGATCACGCCCCAGCCGGTCGCGTTGACCGTGCGAATCGCCTTCAGAAGTGCCGTAAGCGAGGGCGCGTCAAGCCCGCACGCCATCAACTCATCGGCTAACTCCTGTCTCGTCATTCGATTGTCAACGCCTTTCTCACAACCTCAACCGCTTCACCGCTTTTCACTAACGGCTTGATACCTACGTTGACGCGCCCATTCTTGACCGGCTCGCCAAATTGCAATGTAAACGTTTTGAATAGCGTGTCGTTGATACCTAATGCTTGACACGCTCCGTCAAGATGATTTTTGATGCTCGAAAACGCATTATCAATATCCCTGCGCCTGCGGTCAGGCGGGTAAAAGGTAATGTCTACGGCATAAGCGGTTGATACTTCGAACGTCTGGCTTTCCAGCGCATTACGCGCGCTTGTGTAACCCTCAACTTTTGCCGACTTGCGCGCGCTTTCTTTCAATATCCACTTGCCACGCGCATTCGGGCTTAACTTGCGGTCTGGATAGCCAAGTTGGAATGCGAACAGGTCTTCAAGGTCGGATGTGGTCATCCCTCACCTCGAAACATAATCCGCTCAACAGACGCGCATAACAGCCCGCCCAAAACCAGCCCGATTGCTACGCCTAACCAGATCATAGTTCGTCCTCAACTAATTCCGCCAACTCGCCAAACTCGCAATCTTTAGCCCACTGTTTCAGTGCGATCCGCAATCTGTCTAACTGCCAGTCCATAGCGTCCTTTGGCAAGCATAATTCGACCATTACCATCGGGTTTTTTGTTTCAGGAGGAGTCACGAAAATTCCGCAACCAGGCACATAACCATCCTTTTCTTGCTTCAGTATTTTCACTTGTCACCGACCTTCTTTTTCAACACCTAAATCGAGTTAATCGTGTCATCCCGATATTCTGCAATTTGCGATTCAACAAATTCGTCTGGCAGATCCAACCGCTTGAAATCCATACTTGATCCTTGCGGTGAACACATGTAATAACCGCGTTCTAACTTCTGAATTACAAGCGGATAGTGACCTTGCTTCGAAAGCACAACGTACTCGTAAAGTTCCAACTTACTCACTCCCCACCTCCCGACACGCTAATCAAGCACATTATCAGCACGCCCAAAGCTGTGCCGACGAATAAGCCAACTAGTAAGCCACTAAGAAATGTCATTGTTGCTATCCTTCCCAGATACAACTTGTGTTGCTCTAACACGATTTTCAATACTTTTGTATTCATCGAGGTCATACGCCCATCCGAGTGTTTTTCGCAATTCAAGGGTCTCTGCCTCAAGCTCGGCAATGTATTCTCGCAACTCTCTCTGCGCCTTCTCAATCCGCGTCTGCCAGTCCGGCTCAACCTGCCGACCAAAGGCAACGCAGGCGGCGACTAACTCGTTCACTAACAGGTATGATTTATCACTCATCTCTCACGCTCCTCATACACAATCTTCGCATCCTTGCCAGTGTGCAGCCGCCACGTCGTGCCATCATACGAAGGCACTAATCCAGCCTCCCAGAGTTTGACTGCAGATGAAAAGTCGGATTTATATTCGATGGAAAAAAACGTTGATACGTAACCACAGACCGAATTCCAGACCGAACCCCCGACCGAATCCCAGACCGAACCCCCGACCAAACCCCCGACCGAATTCCAGACCGAATTCCAGACCGAATTCCAGACCGAATTCCAGACCGAATTCCAGACCGAACCCCAGACCGAAGACCTGACCAAAGACCTGACCGAACCCCCGACCGAAGACCTGACCAAAGCCCACTCGTACAGCCATTGAATATGTTCAGCCGTTACCTCTGTTACTTCCGGCAATTCAAACGGGTGCACAATCGGCTTGATGATCAACGGCTCAACCACAGTCTTGAAGTCAAGCCGTTTCGCCCACTTTTCCGCTGCCTCACTGTCGTCTCGCTCCGAGTTGACCTGGTCAATCTCAAACGCCTTTGTCAGTGGGTTGAACTCGTATTTGTTGCACCTGTCCTCGTCAAGTTTGAAGTGTGCGCAAATATGCGAATGGCTGTCTGTCCCTTCGTCATCTAAATTTGCCTTGCGATATTGCCAGTCAAAGTAGTAATACTCCGCTGGATGATTAATCGGGTCTGTTACAAAACTAAAGAATTGACACATCTCTCACTCTCCTCCCTTTTCCGGCGTCCACTCATAAACAATGTGCGCATCCTTGCCAGTGTGCAGCCGCCACGTCGTGCCGTCAAACGATGGTACAAGCCCATCCTCCCAGAGTTTGACTGCAGATGAAAAGTCGGATTTATATTCGATGGAAAAAAACGTTGATACGTAACCCCTGACCGAATTCCCGACCGAATTCCCGACCGAATTCCCGACCAAATCCCCGACCGAATTCCTGACCGAATTCCAGACCGAATTCCCGACCGAATTCCAGACCGAAGCCCAGACCGAATCCCAGACCGAATCCCAGACCGAATTCCCGACCGAATTCCAGACCGAAGCCCACTCGTACAGCCATTGAATATGTTCAGCCGTTACCTCTGTTACTTCCGGCAATTCAAACGGGTGCACAATCGGCTTGATGATCAACGGCTCAACCACAGTCTTGAAGTCAAGCCGTTTCACCCACTTTTCTGCCGCCTCACTGTCGTCTCGCTTCGAGTTGACCTGGTCGATCTCAAACGCCTTTGTCAGCGGATTGAACTCGTATTTATTACACTTGTCCTCATTGAGTTTGAAGTGCGCGCAAATATGGGAGTGGCTGTCTGTTCCATCATCGTCTAAATTTGCCTTGCGATATTGCCAGTCAAAGTAGTAATACTCCGCTGGATGATTAATCGGGTCTGTTACAAAACTAAAGAATTGACACATCTCTCACTCTCCTCCCTTTTCCGGCGTCCACTCGTAAACCACGTCCGCTTTCTCGCCGCTGTGCAACCGCCAAATCTTGCCATCATACGAAGGCACTAATCCAGCCTCCCAGAGTTTGACTGCAGATGAAAAGTCGGATTTATATTCGATGGAAAAAAACGTTGATACGTAACCCCAGACCAAATCCCTGACCGAATTCCCGACCGAATTCCCGACCAAATCCCCGACCGAATTCCAGACCGAATTCCCGACCAAATCCCCGACCGAAGCCTTGACCGAATCCCAGACCGAATCCCAGACCGAATTCCCGACCGAATTCCAGACCGAAGCCCAGACCGAAGCCCAGACCGAATCCCCGACCGAATTCCAGACCGAAGCCCAGACCGAATCCCTGACCGAATCCCCGACCGAATTCCCGACCGAATTCCAGACCGAAGCCCAGACCGAAGCCCAGACCGAAGCCCTGACCGAAGCCCACTCGTACAGCCATTGAATATGTTCAGCCGTTACCTCTGTTACTTCCGGCAATTCAAACGGGTGCACAATCGGCTTGATGATCAACGGCTCAACCACAGTCTTGAAGTCAAGCCGTTTCACCCACTTTTCCGCTGCCTCACTGTCGTCTCGCTCCGAGTTGATCTGGTCGATTTCAAACGCCTTTGTCAGTGGGTTGAACTTGTATTTGTTGCACCTGTCCTCGTCAAGTTTGAAGTGTGCGCAAATATGCGAATGGCTGTCTGTCCCTTCGTCATCTAAATTTGCCTTGCGATATTGCCAGTCAAAGTAGTAATACTCCGCTGGATGATTAACAGGGTCTGTTACAAAACTGAAGAATTTACACATTTCTCACGCTCCTAAAACGAATAGTCGAACGAAACCGGCGCGTCACCGTTTTTCGGCGTCAAGAACCGCACCGCCTCAGCCGTCACCTCGTAACTTGCGCCCCACGTGCCATCCTTGCGCTGGAAAGTAGTGGGATTTCCGTTAGCATCCGGGCGTAACCGACCTTCAACCAGCACCTTCGAGCCTTTGCTCAAATACGTGTTGCACGACTCGGCTTGCTTGCCCCACACGCTCACTCTGAACCAGGTGGTCTCGTCTTTCTCGCCGTACTTGCGCGATGTTGCCACGCTGAAACTCGTCACGGGATCGCCGGAAGGTGTAAAGCGTTGTTCGGGGTTTGAACCTAAATTGCCAATAATTATTAGTTTTTGGTACATTTTTGCTCCTATGGAATTTGAATATCAATGTCTGGAACAATTACAGAGGGCTTAAATATCACTCTGTAGTGATAAGCGTCAACATTAGCCGAATCTATTTGTTCTGCGAAGTAAGTGACGTTGTCTGATAAACCGAGATAGTGCTTCTTAAATTGATCTGCACCAGTTTTGCAAGTAATGGACACTTCGCCTAATTTATCGCTATTTCCGATTGAACATAGCCCCTCAATCTGGAGAATATAATCTCCTGTGATTCCGTTGTAGAACACAATTCTTCGTGTGATTTCAAAAGAGTCAGCACTTTTTGACAGGTTATACGATGCAGTGTCAGCCGCTGTACACCCTGCGAGCAAAAGCGCAATTATTGCCAAAACTAAAATTGATTGTTTCATTTCATCGCTCCTGTAAAACTCGGTATGTTTTTTTCAAAGACTTATATTTTTCTCGCAAGCGTTTGTGCGCTTGTGATCGTTCACCGCTGGTATATAAATGCAATAGCGTAGATATGTTTTCTGCTTGTCGCTGGATTTTCATCTGTTGCTTTGAGATAACCTTGTGAAGATTTGCGACCTTTCGCTCTGCTTCGATTACACGTTTTTCCCCGTCATCACAAACAGTATTCATATCTCTACACCACGAGCGAATTTCGTATTCAAGCGATGAAATTTTGCGTAGTGCATCAACATAGTTTTTTATTGCCGCATTTCGTCCTGCTATATATTCAGGAGATGGACTGCAGTCTGCTTTCTCAAATTTTTCCATTACGTTTAATTGTTCTTTGATAAAATCTTCTGTAAATTTGTCGTTCATTTTTGCTCCTGTGTTTGATTGATTGATTTCGGTTGATCATCGCCTTCAATTGTCTTTTTAAAATATAGATTGCCCGCAGTGTGATAAATAACCACGCCTTCGGGCTTCATAAATCCGGGGGCCGCAACACTCCCATTGCGCCCGAGCCAATCCAACCATATTTGAACCGTTTCTGTATCAAACATTCCAACATAGAGAAGGGGAACAACTCCGCAACAAGCGGGCCGCATGCCGAGTTCATCAGACCATCGGGCGGTATTAAACAAACTAAACCGTTTTTCTTTCAGACCATAGCCGCGTTGAATACCTGCTCCCCACCATTCGCCATAATGATAGCCAGCACCCAACGACATTAGTTCGTCTTTGTGCTCATAAGACCATCTGGCAAATCCGTAATTGTCATTTTCAGGCGTAATCCATCGAGAGCGAGAACCAACCTGAAATTCGCCATCATCGCCGATATAAATCAAGCCGTTTGTACCGTCGATTTTTTCGGTTACAACTACTTCACGGGAAAGTCTTGCAATTTTTTGAAACTGTACAAATTCACTCATTTCTATGCTCCTTGTAATCTGATTTGGTTGATCATTTATACGCCTTGCGTATCTTCTTCTCAGTATACCACCCATCCAGGATTTTGCGCAAGTAACTCCCGTTCGGTCTGTCGGTGTGCAATATCATATGGTCAATAGCAGCCCGAATGTCAGGAATGCTGTAAGCGACGGACAAGTCTTTCAACATTGCCGCGTCTTTCGTGTCCAACTTGCCAGTCTTAGTTTTGTAATGGCTAAGTATGGATTTGAGTTTGTCTGAATTTTCTGAATACGTAGAAGTACCGCCTTTAGGCGTTTCAATTTCGCGCGTATTCTCGTACGTATTCTCATTCTTAACATCACTCGTACTCTTAATCGTACTCTTAATCGTACTCTCGTTAACGACTAAGGGGGTTACTTGTTCACTATGTAGCTCACTATGTAGTCCACTATGTAGCTCGCTATGTAGTCCACTATGTAGCTCGCTAAACCCACCCTGTTTATCCCAGTTGGTAGCTGTTATCTCATTACCCGCCGTGTGGTACTTCTCGCGATCTACCCAGTTATCGGGCGCAGGATAGTTGGAGGCTGAAGCCCAAGCCGGCGACTGGTGCTTCCACCAGTTTACTATCTGGATAAGATTCTTGCCGTCTTTTTGATACCTGTGTATCATCTCATTCTGTTCTAACGTGTCTAATGCATTCTTGATTTTTGCGGGTGTTTTATTGTCCATTGGGAATATTTGAGACTTGATAAGCATTTCGTTATCTTGCAACCGCCCTTGATCGTCCGCTGACATGACAATCAAGCCAATCCAGGTAAGCCTCGTTATGTCATTCAACTCCATAAACACGTCATCAGAAAATAGATCGGAATTTATCATTCGTCTATTAGCCATTTGCCCTCCAATGGATTTCTGTAACCGCGCACTTCAGGCTCGCCAAATAACGATGGCGTTTCGTACTGCGGCTCAACCGGTGCAGCCTTGACCAACTCCGCATTGCGCAACGACCGGATCCTCGCTTGCGTTTCGCTCACGCGTGAAGCCAGGTCTGCAATTACCGCTTGGCGCTCATCTTCGGTTGCAATAATGAACCGTCCAGCCTTGCCAGATTGTGCGCCTATCGGAATGCCAAACTCTTTCGTCAATCGCTCCAGAATCATCCTGACTTTGCGCTCGCTCATGCTTACGCGCTTGCACAATACCGGAAGTTTGACGGCGTTCTCTTCGCCGATGTAGTCGCTCATAACATCAGCAACCAACCGCAATTCGGCTTCCTTTATGCTGTATGATAGTCGATGGTAATACTCACGCGGGTTCATCGTTGCACCTCTGGCAATTCAGGTAACGGCATCCAGTGCGTTGGAAAATCGCGCCCTTCAGCGAATAAGAAGTCACTTCCGCTTAGCCTGAACCCGCGACAATTGATGCTGTTATCGAAAGCGTCCAGGTAAGACGTGAATGCCTCGTAGGTTGCCTTGTAAATGGTTTCATCATAACAAATCAGAACCTCGTCTAAATGAGATGGCAACCCCTCTCTCACTGGTATCCATCTGGGCTGGGGATGAAATCTACAATCGTGCCAATCGACATCAACAATTAAACCTTCAGGTCCGTCGGGATACGTCTGCCACGATTGTCCTAATACATTTAGATACTCCCCACATTCTGAACAATATACATATACATCAATGTCATGCATTTTTAGCCTCCCTGAGACTAAACACATATCCATAATGAGCAGTCCAAGTATTGTGGCAGAGCGGACACTCATATCGGACGGTAATAAAATCTCCTTGCGCATCTTTTTGTTTTGGCTTATCATCGAGTCCCAAAAAACCACACACCTCGCAAGTGTTTACCTTATTCTGTTCTTCTATCCAGTCAATTGCTTTGTTCATCTTTCGCCTCCCACTTGCCGATCAAACACTCGGTGAACAGGTACACGACCTGCTCAGGGTCGAGCTTGCAATACGGCTCTGCGTAGCGTCCGCTTCCACGCTCGATTACGTTGTGATCGTAGTACTTGCAGGTTATGCAGATTTCATCTACCATTTTGCGCCCCCGCTCGTAAAATCAGGCTCGCGTAACGGCGGATAAGTCTGTCAAACTTTTTCCAGTCGCGATATTCAAGCTTGCAGTAGTATTTCCCAATGCCATTCACGCGCTCGTATTCAGCCATTAATTCATCCTGGCTCATCGCATCCAGTTGTTCTTCGGTGTAAACTTGCTCGGTCATAATTCCTCCGACAATTCATCTTCGTAAACAACGGAAGCTGAAGAGACTTGCGCATTACCAAAGACGCACCATGCCTCGAAGCGTTTCATCATTTCTTGCGCTTCTTCTGGTGTTTTGAAAACACAAGTGTAACTATTACCATTTACAAACCACAAGTCTACTGAGTTTTCAAGGTAGACTTTCATATTCGTGACGTATCGGAGGTTGACGATTTCTTTATATTTCTTGTTCATTTCAATCTTTCTGCCAGCCTATAAGCCGACTGGCGGGCTTGCGGGGAAAAGGAGGAAACCCCGCCCTAAATTTCTTTGTTTCGTTTCGCGTCAATGACCATCTTTGCCGCGTTCATTTTTCGCTCCTTGATAGCACGTTCAGACGGCTCAAGGTGATTGTCTTTTAGCTGTTTGTTCAATTCGTTGAACCTGGCTACCAGTTCTGTCATTGGCAAATCGCCGTATCGTTTCGGCGGGTCATCGCTCGTTTCAACCTTGCAAGCGTCTTCAATGGTCATCGGGTCGCCCTGGACTGGCACGTCCGCCTGCTCTTCACGCTCGCGCTCAACCGCTTGTTTCTCTCGCGGCGTTTGCGCTGGGCTGTGTCCGTCACCGTCTTCGTCGGAGTACACGCCCAGAATTGAGGCGAGAGCATAACGGCGCAAGTAAGTTACAATTGATCCCGCCACCTGTGCGCTTGACTTGCCGCGTTCTTCACCGATTGGGAGTGTGACCGTTTCATTGATCCATTCACCGCTTGCATGTATGAGCATCGTAGTTACGCCAACCACATTGTCTTCGCCGGAAACCAGTTGAGTCACCGCCAAATTGTGCTTTGCTAAAATAGGACGAACACCGGCGATGACCGCGCCTAAGTCGGCATAATGGTTTTTCAAAAATGGGTTGGTTGCATTGAATTTGATGGCAGGCATTTCGCCTTGCGCGGCTGCCAGAGCCTTCGATAAATTGACAATAGATTCAGACTTGTTCATTACTCGCTCCTTCTAACTGTTTCATAATTGCGATTTCTGTCATTGTTAGTTCCTTTCTTGTGAAGCCGTTTCTGTCGCAGAGGCGGCTTCTCTTTTTGCCAGCCATTCTTCAAACGTGATCTTTGGCTGTTTTGGTTGTTTCGGTTCTGTTTGAGTGCTCGTACCCATTGCGATCTCAATTTTTGCAATTTGGCTTTGTAATGAGCGGATACTTTTCCGTATGCTATTCCTAACGTAACTTGGGTCATCTGCTGCACCGCCAAGACACAATTCCTCACACCATAGTTCTTCACGTAACTTTGCTAACTTTTCTTCGTTGGTCATTTCTTCAACTCCTCGTGAATGCCCACAATCGTTATCGCTATAAGTAATGGCATTAGTACTACCATCAACCCTAATAAACAATCCAGTCCGTTGAGTAGCATCATTGCCCCCTCAGGAACGGGATCAGCGCGTCCTTGTCCATAACGTGCCAGCGCTTGTTAACAATAGCCCCGCACACCGAGCAAACCTCGCTATCGCCGACAAAGGGATAGCGCTCATAGTCGGGGTGGGTGCATTCGTCTAAATATTCACGATCCTGCTCGATAAGATATAAGTCAGATCGGTCGTACATTATTGCTCCTTTTTCCGGTTGTCTCTGATTAATCTACCAATTGCCAGGTCGAATGTTTCTGGGTGAATGTCGGGGTTGTTGTTCAATTTCGGGAAAGTTCGGTAATATTCGGATCCGTTATCCGTCCATCGCCACAAGCGTATCTCAGCTTCATCTGGATAATCCTTCAACGCGTCGATTAATTTTCTTTTATTCATTTCTGCTCCTTTACTCTTTCTAACTTTTCTTCGATTGCCCTACGGACGAACTCGCTTACGTTGCCGTCCGAGGCTTTTTCGACCCGTTCTTTCAAGGTCTCTGGTAATCTAAATGCCATTAATACTGTTTCTGGTTTCTTCATAAATCCTCGCTTTCTCTATCTAACACGAATAATAACACCTTGTTATACAAAAAGTCAAGGGTTTTTCGCACCAATATTGAAACTCGTTGCCACTGATTTAAGCGGTAGCCATCTGCGCAACAGGCAAATACTCACATTCTGCACGCAATCGATAATTTGGGCTGGAATTTTGCGCCTGACAGGATTGTAGGTGGAACTGCAAATCCGCAATTTTGCGCTCACAACTGCAATCCTGTATTTTACAGGATCACATCCTTGATTTGTCGATTGTGATCGATGGAAGTCCACGGTGAAGCGCAATCATCGACTATGGTCGATAAAAGTTTGCGGTGCGGCGCAATGCCAAACAGTAAAGCGGAGGCGTGCCAAACAGTAAAACGCGTCGCAAGAACGCGCTGGATTGCAAAATATTTACGATAATTGACAAAATATGATGACTTGCTTATATGAAATAGGCGATAACCCCCAAATGTCTTGCACGAAAAGCCTCAAATGTATGGCTTGGACCCGCGCCAAACTGCCGAGCGATTTCGCGCCAAACTCCCTAACTTGCAATAAGAATCCAGAATAGCACACCTTATTGCAAGTTAAGCACTGAACATGTGATTAATCCTAATTCCTGGTTCAAATTGTGCAAAATCTGCACAAGTTCGTTGTGTACCCAAAACGCCAAAATTGTTACATAAGAACCGCAATATGTACCCAAAACGCAAAAACGGGTACACAATAAAAACCCCCACCTTGCGAGTGAGGGTTAGTGCCTGGGCTTGCACCGGACTGTTGCTCTGACCGTCAGGGGTACGCATTGTCAAGAGGCGTTGACGGTTCTGGTTTGCCCTTTATTCCCGTCAATATTCAGGGCTGTCTCGGTATTACGGTCGCTCATGGCGCATTTGCGGTAGTTCGCTCTTGCGCCCCACCAACCTAACACGTTCCTACCACGGACGGCGAGACATTGTTTGATTGTGCTTTGCCCTTTATTTGTACGTTTATTCGGGGCGGTCTTGTCGCGAAATCAGTCTGCAACCTGCGTTCCGGCAATCCCTACCAACGCGCCACTTCTCCTCCGCATTGCAAACCTTCTCCGTACCAAGACGTTCTCAATCATTATATCACCTTTATTATAACACATAATGCGATTAGTGGAGCTGTCACGAATTGAACGTGAGTCTCCTTCCTGCTGGAGCGTAGCAGTCAGGGCGCACCTGTCAGCCCCGTGATACTTAGCCTACTAACTCCGCGTCATCGACCAACTTCTTCAGCACTTCCATGACAAACTCTTTTGACATGTACTCCGAATCAATTCTAATCGTGCCGTCCGCTGTTTCAGTGATTGAAATATCTCCATATCCGTTAGTCCCCATCCAACTTAATTTAACACCTAATTCGGTCAAATTACCAAACACGCCTTCAATACACGCGCTATGCACCATGTTATCCTCTGCCCTCGCAATCCGTGTATGCTGATTTTGTGAGTTCTGTGCCATTGCTATCACAAGTGATAATCCACTTGTTAGGCTCCACGACAGGAACCACAAATGGCTCTGGCATTGTTGGCGGTGGATAAATTGTAGGATGTATAACTCTTTGTTGAGACGACTCAAGTAAAACCAAGCGACATTTCAATGAGCTGATCTCATCTTTCAAAATGTTAATCTGCTTTTGTAATTCTGATTTTTTCATATTCTTTTTCCTTCGTAAATTCAAACAGACAAGCGTCTGTTATTCTGTATGCGCCTTATCCGTATTATACCACCCCTGCCCCCTCAGCACAAAGGCGGTCGGCTCGTAGACCTTGCGCAAACACGCCTCCCCGCATTCAGGGCAAACGGTAAGCGGATCGTCGGTGAAGTGCTGGTATCGCTCGACTTCCGCTCCGCAATTCGAGCAATGGTAGACGTAGACGGGCACTAGTCTAACTCCAACTGGATTGGCTGTAACGCCCAATGCTCAATGCGCTTTTCGGCAATCTCAATGTAATCCTGCTCACGCTCAATACCAATGAAGTCGCGCCCTTCCATAGCGCACGCGCATCCAGTCGTGCCGCTGCCCATGAACGGGTCGATCACAACTCCGCCCGTAGGCGTGGAAGTAAGCCGCACAAGGTAGCGCATCAATGAGATTGGCTTGACGGTGGGATGGTTATTCTGGTACACAGTATTTCTGCCAGCCGATATACTTGAAGGCTTACCGCTTGCGCCATTCCCAGTCTGGAATGTGTGGATGCGATGCTCCTCCATCCCCTCCAGCCCAGCGTTGCGCTCGCTTCGGCTGGCTTTCGCACAGTAGAAGAAGCGGGAGGCGGAGCCGTTGCTATTGTCGGTGTTCATAACAGTATTGACTTTGCGCTTGCCAAACATTGAATCGCCACAGTCGGTTTTACAATAATTCCCGCCAGTCTTAACATTCGGAAACGCTGCCAGTACCTCGTCCGAGCCATCGTGAATAAAATTTGCAGGGAAGCGACCTTGATTGCCGTTCCATTCGCCATTATCTATGTCACCCGTAAACCAACTTGTACCAGCCTTGCCGCCCTTGCTGTCTCTTGCATTAGGCTCATGTTCGTTTGCGGAAATTCTTCCCCCGTCAATCCACAAGCCAGCCACGCCCCAAGTGAGCGCGTTGTTGACAAACGTGCCGTCAATCGGCTTCATCGCCACGACAATCGGCGTTAGTTCAGGGCGTAAGTCCTTTTGATTTCCCCTCGATGTAACATTTTCTTGAGCAGAAAGCTCTTGGGTGTAATTCAGTTTCGTTTTTACGGCGTAAAAAAGATTTCCCACAGTTAAGGCATTTGACGGTTGCCCACGTTGATAAGTCAATGCCTTTATGATGTCTTGAAGCGTGAGTTGAGACAGTGAGTAACTCAAGATTTTCAAGTCGGTTATCAGACTTGATTCCGTTTCGGTGGTGCACGTGTTCAAAAGGCTCAAGGCTTCTGCTAAGATGCTTTTCCATAATGACACGGTGTTCAAGCTGGTAATCGCCGCCGATTCTAATTGCGACATATCCATCTGACCTAACAAACCTTCCAGTGTACGTTGCTTTTCGTCTGCACTCCATTGAGCAGAACCGCACGCCCCTTCGTACTCTTTTCGGCTTAACCCGAAATTCTTTTCCGCAATACTCGCAGGTAACAGTGACCATAGCCGACCCTCCAGTCTATTTAGGCTCTCAACTATTATACCACGTTCCTGAAACGTATGCTCTGGTTTACTCGCAACACAGATAATTTCCCACGCGGGCTTCAAAGCCGTGCCCCAGCCGTTCCACAGTTGCGCTTCGGGGGTGGAGGGGGCGGTGATGGGCTTTGTTGTTTGATACCCACCATTGCTGTCGCCAATAATATAGTTGTTCCCGTTTTCACTTGTATTCTTTGGGTATGGTTTTTTATCGCCTATTCTTATCGAATAACCCAGACGTTCCCTCTCCACCCCAGCCTGTTTATCAATCCCCTTGCCAATGTCCAGCGATTTCGGGAATCCGCTCCCGTATACCCAAGCGATAGTGTCACGGATTTCAAAGCCAGCGTCCTCAATAGCGCAAACCATCCGGTGATAAGTGCGAGTGCCGCCGAAAGCCAGTAGAAGCGCACCAGGTTTCAGCACGCGGTACACGGCTTCCCAAGTCGCAACCTGGAACGCCACGCCGCTTGAATCCCAACGCTTGCCCATAAAGCCCAACTCGTAAGGCGGGTCGGTTATGCAGGTGTCAACACTGTTCTCGTCAAGCGTGCGCATGACTTCCAGACAGTCGCCTAAGTGAAGTTCAACGGTCATTATTGCGCCCTCACATTACTATTCACAATAACCTGCAAGCCTTTTTCGGCATCCCAAATAAACGCTTGCGCCTGTCGCACAGAACCAATGAAACCATTTTCTGAATGCCATGCGTCCGTTGCGGTTATGGCACTTATCCGGCGGAATACAATCCCGTTTTTGGTAACCGTTCTCTCGGTGTGCAAGTGCCCCATGTGCATCTCTCTCCATATCGAGCCGCCCCACGCTTCAGGCGCTTCAATCTGCATCAAGCCGTCTATGCGGTTGCCTTCGTCTTCACCATGCGCAAAGCCGATAAGGTTTTTGCCGTACCCGTGATACTTACGCTTGCTCGGTGACAGATCCACGTCTACGTCATCATAATCCAGATAGCGTTGGTACAATCCAACGGTCGCGGCATATGAGAGCATTTGATCGTGATTACCAGGAATCCACATTACCTTCACGGGCGCAATAACTCTGCATTGCTCTATTGCCCAAACGAGCAGTTCCACACCCTTCGTGAACATTTTCTGCCAGCGGGTATCACTGTCAAGCTGAGTGCCATTGGTCGTTGTAGTTCGCGGCGTGTCGAAGTGAAAAAAGTCCTGCCCGATTGGAAACAGAATATATTCAGGGTTGCAGAACGCCCCGCTCTTACTGAGTAAGTCTGTCACAGTTTCACGCCATAATGATTCGGCAATTTTCAGATCGTAATCATCTTGTCCAGTTTCTTCCCCCCACGCAAGCTTTCCGAGATGAAAATCCATAATCGGGAGTTCCAGTAGGGCGTTGCCTTTTTCTCGCTTGTACCTTGTCACCTTCGCGGGCGGTAAACTTTTGAATGCCTCCAGCACTTGCGGTAATGTCAGCTTAGACCCCAACGGCTTTACTGTGAGGGTGACAGAATACTTATGGTTGGTATGCAGGACGCCTTCACCTTCGCCATTTTTGATTGTCACATCCCAACTACCATCAACGAGTTTACAGCTTACCGCCTCCCACAATAACGGATCAAACCCGCATTTTTGCATTATTGATACAGGGCTTGCGGCTTCATTCTCAGTGAGGTAAACATCCTGCCTGATTGTCTGAGATTTATCCGCGTTGAAGCTGACTTCCTTTTGCGAGTATTGCGCTGTTTTGCCAAGCCGCTCTTTCATATCGAGCAGCCGCTTCATTCCGGTAATTTGTTTCTTTGCGTTATTTTCGCTAATGTCAACCGCAAAAAACCGCTTCATCTCACGGGAATAATCGCCTCGTATACCGAGGATAGAATTTTCAAACGCTGTGAGCGCCATAGCTAAGCCGCCACGTACAAAGTACTCAAAACCTGGAAGCTCATCTTCTCGGTGTAGAACTTGCCTAAGCTCGTTTCCACGTACCCCTGCACCTGCCACGTGCCCACCTCGTCAATGTCGCCGGCGATGGTAACATATTTGATTTTGCCGTCCGTCCCATCGGTTGTAAACGTAGCGGTCTTTCTCATTCGTGCGCCGGTCGGGTCCTGGAAGTAGATATACTTGACGGCGGCGGTAGACACGTCAACTGCCGTATCGTCTGTATCAACGATCGTCAACTCGAACGTTGTGCCTATATCGCCATTGTGAACGTAAATTGTCATTTGCTTAGCTCCTTATAGAGTGTGAGGGAAATTGTTTGTGGCATTTCGGCTGTGAGCGAAACGGCTTGTGGCATTTCGGTTGTGAGCGAAATTGATTGCGGTGTCCCGACTGTAAAGGCTGCGGACGTGAATAATGCAGCGTGAAAGTCAGCGGTCGTGTAAGCCTTAACTGTGAACGCCATAACCTCGGTGTACTGAATGTCACCGGCTTCAACGGCTTCTGGCCACGTGTAAAGTGGCCAGGTGTTAGTCGGGAATGAGCCAGTCGGAAAACTTGCGATGATGTAAGGCATCGTTAGACCGTCAAAGTAACTGCAGACCGATTGCCGTTAGAGTCCACAGTTTCGACAACCACATTGCTCATATCGTCCAGCCCGCGATAAGTGATAGTGGTTGTGGCTCCGCCGCTTACCTTGCCAACCATTTTCGCTGCCAGGATTTTCAGTATCTGCTCGAAGGTGTAAGTACCAACCACAATCTCGTTCATAATGTCACTAACGGCAATGTCATTCATTCCGGTTATTGCCGCCGGAATAGTTGTGCCAGTGTCCTCAAGGATGGATTGCGAAGTTGCTTCAAGCGCAAGCCCGCTCACGTCTGCCTTGTACTGATCGGCATTATCCAGATCAGCTTGAATGGCCGTCATTCTTACATCGTACTCGCTTGCTGGAGCGGGATTGGCAGGGATAAGGTCGGTTTGCGCTTTGATAGCGGCGATACCAGCATTGTCCGGCGCGGTGTAGTTAGCTGCCAGTAATGGAGTGGTCGGGATTGCCGCAATTGCCGCCGTGTATTCCCCGGCTTGCGCAGGTGAAGCAGGAATAGTATCGGTCTTGAGCTTGATTGCGTCTACAATACCGTCTACCACACCGAGCGGAGTAAGTACATCATCCTTTGCCTTATCATAGGCAGCAGTAAGCGTCATCGCTGCACCAGTTGCGGCGGGTGAAGCGGGTAAGTTATCGGTCTTAGCCTTGATTAAGTCCACAACCGCATCCGCCGTATCTACCTTGCCCTCAATAGCAGCAAGGGTGGCGGGTAAGGTTATGCCTGTATCTTCGAGAATTGCGGCAATTTCGGTGTCCAGAAAATTGTCAATCGTGTCTACCTTGCCGCTTAGTGCTGTAATGGAAGCCGGAATTTCGGTGGTCGTGTCGAGTGCAATAACGTCAACCTTGTCTTCTACATCCTGCAAGTCAGCAGACTTTGCCAGCCCGCTCTGAATCTCAGTAATCGCATCGGCTGAAATCTTAGCGGCTGTGATAGCGTCGTTTGCCAATGTCATTGCCGAGCCGACTGCTGCCGGACTTGCCGGAATGAGGTCGGTTTGTGCTTTGATTGCATCAATCAGCACGTCAATGGCGGCCAAAGTTTCCGTAGTCCAGCCTGCACCCTTGATCGCCGTTAGGGTTGATTCAAGCGCAAGCCCACTCACATCTGCTTTGTAACTGTCAGGGTCTGTAAGGGTTCTGGTTACGTACTCCCAGACTTCCTGCGCCGTTGCGCCTGAACCTGGAACGATTGCTTCAATTGCAGTCATCAAAGCAACAAGGGTTTCATCCGTCCAGCCCGTACCCTTGATTGCCGTAAGCGTCGCTTCGAGTGCCAGCCCCGCCTGAATTTCAGCAACCGCGTCCGCTTTTAGTCCGCTTGCTGTGAGCCAGTCAGCAGGCATTGTTGGGAGGTTAGTCAAGTTTGTCACGTTCGCAACCGTATCGGCAGCGGGGTCGAAGTAACTTGCCGCTGCTATTGTGCGTGCCTCAAACTCCGCAACGGTGGGAATGTCCTTGATGAGCGTATCCAGGGTCGTGCCAGTGTCAGTCAGAATTTCGTTCACGTCCGCGCCCACATCGTTGCCGGTTTGCGCCGTACCGCCAATTTCAGCGGCGTTCACGTCAAGCTTATCGCTTCCACCTACGAGGCTATCGTACACATTCGCCGTCACAATCAGGAAGTCCTGCCAGACTGGTAACGCGCCCGACTCGTTTACGGCAACCCTCAATCTACCTAACGTGTTCGTATCGGTTGCGTTCAACGGCACGTCGTAATAGCCGTTCTCATCGTGGGTTGCCCCAGCACTGTTATTCGTTTGCGCAAAATCCCCGCCATTCTTGCTCAGCCGAATATCCGCTTGCGAAATCGTGAGAGCGGTCTCGGCAGTCTTACCGTCCGTATCGTCCACCATTGGACCAAACTTGACAGTGGCTGCCGTTGATTGTTTCAAAATGTTCATAATTAGTTGCCTCTCAGTCGAGCGTAATGTAGGAAGTGTTTAGGAATGCCTGGTATAACTTCAACGTCGTCCGTAGACTGGATGTAATTGGTGTAAAGCGTTTTACCGCTTGCTGTTAGCGCTTGCCACGCGGTTTGAGCAGTGGGATTGGGGGCATATCCTTTTAAGTATCCAAGCCTTGCGCTTGGAACTCTCCAATCAACATTATTGCTTGCAAACCACCCAGTAGCAGAAGGGAGCATCAACGAGACGAGCACGGTGCAATTGTAGGCGTAGTAATACATGAAATAGGTGCCGACAGTTGTTAATCCAGATGTATTGGGTATAGATAACGAAGTGAGTGAGGTGCAACCGTAGGCGAACGCTCGCATAAAATTAGTACCAACAGTCGTCAATCCGGATGTATTTGGTACGGACAGTGAAGTGAGTGAGGTGCAATTTAAGGCGTAGTTATACAAAAAACCGCCGCTGACGCTTGTTAATCCGGATGTATCAGGTACGGATAGCGAAGTGAGCGCGGAACAGCCTACGGCGCAGTAAGCTATAAAACTGGCGCCGACAGCGGTCAATCCGGACGTATCAGGAACCGAAAGTGAAGTGAGCGCGGAACAGCTATAGGCATAGGCGAACATAAAATAGTCGCCGACCGTTGTAATTGCGGTAGCAGTGGTATCCCAACCGACAACAACCGACGCTTTGATATTTGGCAGGATTGCCGTTGAGCTTGAACTCATTCCAGCTGCGGGCGTTCTAAATTGATAGACGTTACCCGCTGTCAAGGTACAATCCGTAGTAAGCCAATCGCCGGAAGTGCCAGCCCGCCATTCCGTGCTTTTCACCATCGCCTTTGTAACCTGCGTGGCGTCACCTGCTGTTGTGATTGTGGCAATTATTGCATCATAAGCCTGCGTCATTGTGTCTGCCTTCTATAACTCACTATGCGGTACACCCGATCGTACCTGCTCGACAGTTCCACAACGTCGCCGTGCCAGGGGTCAAGTATCCAGTACGCGCCGTCTGCCTTGCCGATAATCAGCACCCAGTGCTGGCGACCGTTCAAGCGCACCTCCGCCCAAACAGGACGCTTATCATCCAGAATCGGATCTGCGTACTGCTCCCAGCCGACACCGCCTGAAACCCAGCGATATTCGGCTCGCTTGATTACGTTGTTCGTGATCACGTCTGGAAACATCCAGTACATTTTATTTGGGGGCGCATACCCGCCCCTCGTAGAAGCGAGCCGGTTGTACTCTTTCGGGTCAATGGCGTATCCGAGATAAGTCAGCCCCGCAGCGGTGCAAGTTACTAAACAGCCCTCTGCTCCAAGCGTGATACCAGACGCGCACATCAAGTCGCTTGCCCAGCGCGAATCCCTTTGCGAATAGAGCGGTACCGCCATTAGTGACGGAGGCTCTTGCTTATCAAGGCGCTCCAGGAACCGGCTCATAATGTAACCGCCCTGAATCTTGTACCAGTCAGTCAACACCTCATATACATCCACAACATCAAGCGGTCGTTTTATCCCGACTTTGCCGGAAGAGGTGGACGGTTGCGCTCTCACGTTGACATAGGGCGTTGCCCAAGAATAAACACGCGCCTGAAACAGCGGCTCTGGGTCGGGTATCGGGTCAGGAAGTGGCTGCTCTCCACGCCCAAAGTAAGCGTCCACGTCTGCTATCGTACCGTTCCAGCGGTCAAGGTCAACGTAGTAACTGTTCACGCCCACGCTTGCGCCGTTCCCGTGTTCTGCTGTTTGATGGATAAGCCATTCATTCACGCCGTCAGGCATAAATGGCGGTGGCGTTTTTTCAGGCGTGAATTGCGGACTCGGTAAAGGTGCAAGGTAATTCGCTAACCACCAATTGAGTTTCGGCAGCCTGTTTATGTCGAGGTAACTATTCACCCAGTTTGCTCTGGAATAGGTTATCGGATACCTTCCTGTGCGAGTGCGTAACCACTCAATAGCAGTCAGGAAGTTATCAGTAATCGCGTTCTTGCTCAAACCTTGCGCCAACTCCATGTCAAGCGCAAGCCGGTCATTTTCTCCCGGATCCACGATGGACAATAACCAGTCCATTTGTCGGCTTGCAGATTGTGACGGATAAACAACGTGGTAAGCAATGCGGTTGTGCCCTTGCATCCCCTGCCAGTTCGCATCAAACTGCGGGTCTTGATAACCCCACGATACGCCGGAACGAATAGCGACAAATGCGGTCATCAAGCGCATCAGGTTGTAGTTCAGTCCCGCTCCCTGATGCTTGCTAATATCGATCCCGAATGGTAATGTCATAACCAGTATCCCCACACCCATACGTACACGTTCTCAATTGTGCCAGATGGATAGCAATAAATGTCGCCGTTAGCATCACAAGGCACAACGCCGGAAGCGTGTGTAATTTGACCAGCAACCGGCGTTCTACAAGTAAGCACATAGTTATAAGTACTGTTGGGGCCAAAGCGAATGTAATCGTTCACCGCGTCTGCCTGCGTTTGGATGCTTATTAGCACCGCCTTCACGCCCGCCGGAACGCTGAACACGGTGCTCAGATCCACGATTGCGCGGTCAGCGGTGCTTTTCGTGTCGCCGTCCCACGCGGTCGAAGTAAGCGGTGTGGAAAGGAAGACGGGGTTCTTGGGTCTTTCCCACCGCTGCAACCGTTCAACTTCCCGTTCCAAATACTTCAACTTTTGCATCATCTTTTCGTCAAAATCGCTCAAAGTTCACCTCTAAGTCTCACATCAATTTGCTCCCCACCGTCCTGGTCTACCTTCACGCTCACTGAACTCACGTGGCAGTCCACGTTGTAGCCAAAAGCCTGAGCCGTCAAAATGTCGCCAAACTGGTAATGCACGCCGTACATCATTCCGTAGGTATCGTGTAATCTGCCAGTCAATACTTGCTTCGGCTTAAACTCGTTCAGTGCCGCGTCACCGTCTGCTTCCAATTCAGCTTGAACGTCCACGTCTCGGCTGTCTTTGAAGTACTCGCGCCGATTCCATTTACTTGCGCCCTGCCTATCCAGATTCTCACGATAAACCAGCACACGCTGGTCTTCTTCTCCTTGTCCGGCAACACATATCCAATTGCGCTCATCCGCGTGATAAGTGCCAAAAGCAGTTTCACTCAAATTACCGTACTGCTTGCCAACCAACCTCGGATCGCCTGAAGTGCGACTGTGATTCGTGCCCCTTTGTCCAGCATAAGTCCTAAACTGGAACGTGCCCGGTGCTGTTCTAACCACGTCAAAAGCCAGGTATACACCGCCCTCATTGGCAAGGTTGGCTAATTCCTGAACCACGTCCAGCACGTTGCGGTAAGCGAACGCCTTCGAGACGCTTGCCCCACCTGCTCCGAATTTTCCTTGCACGGTTACTTTCTGCCGCCAAGAAGACGCGGTATCGCCAAGTTGCTTGCTAACAATGTCCTTCATCAGATCGTCAGGGATGCCAGTCATCTCAGCATCTTCTGAACCAGCGAATGCGGCTACAATCGCCGTATCTAAAAGCCAGTTCGCGTCTGAAGCGTACAATCGCACGTACTCTTCCCCATTTGAATTAGCGTAAAATTGCCAGTCCTGCAAGAAGTACGCGATCTCGTTCTGCAATTCCAACGTACCGTTTTTATCCCGCCAGATCTCGAATATCTGACCGACCTTGAAGTCCTCGTACTTCATTAACCCGCGCGGGATAGTTAGTACCATACTTCCTATGGCATTTTCAGTACGCACATATTCAAGCGATGTAAACGCCTGAATGACTCCGATCTTATTGCCTTCGTCATCGTGCCAGTCTACCTGGTATCTCACAGCAGCGCTCCGTCCAGCCCCCAGAATTTAGGTTTCCATGCAATCCATGCGTTAGTAGGCGTGTCAGTGTCATCCATGAAGAGCGAGATGTAATTCACGCCCGGTCTTAGATAAAAGTTACCGTAATCCGAGCCAGCGTTCACGTAGCGCAAAAGACTCCCACGCCCCGACCACGAGCTTTTGAATCGCAGGTCCACAGGGTCGAAGTACAGACTGATTGTTTCCCCCGCCAGAAGCGTCAAGCCGTTAAAACTCACGTTTGCGCCCGTGCTGTAATTGACGATAGACTTTAGCGTGCCCGGTCCGGTTATCTGCATATACGGGTACGTGTTCGCCGATGCGCTTGCCACGTTCAGGTTGAGCGCTACAACGCCTGTCTTTGCATTTTCGTCCGGCGCTTCTGCGATAGTTGAGAAGTTGCCACCGATGTAGAGCGAGCCGTCTGAGGCAAGGCAGAGGGCATCAATAAAACCTGTCGTTCCCGGTAAGTCTATGTCAAGAGGTTGATATGCCCCCTGTACTGACTTGACAATGCGGTCTGTCAAAGTCAGGCTGCCAGCGGTTATGAAATTGCCGCCCAGATAAATATCGCCGTTTCCGGCACATAAAACTTCAGAAACCTCAGCATTCACCCCGCCCGCCATTAGCGCACCCCAATTGTTTCCGCGCCACGCAGCTACACAATCCGCATCTGCATCGCCACCAGCATTGCTAAACGCTCCGCCGATAATAATCGTTCCGTTAGGTGTAATGTCAATTGAATTAACAACACTATTTAATTCCCTTGCGCCTAAATCATAAAATGACTTGACCGCACTCCCGTCCCAGTAACAGATATAATCGCCGTTTGTGCCATCAGCGTTGGTAAAAAGCCCGCCTATTAGCAAATCCCCGTTTGAGCGAAATTTTAAAGCATAGACAATATTAGAAAGACCAGTCGCAAGCGGATTCCAAGCCGTTCCGTTCCAATAAGCGATATAATTGCAGTCTGTATTGCCGCTCGCTTCAGTAAAGTTACCACCAATATAAATTGTTCCTTCTGGCGAGATTTCTATTGCATTAACATAAGGTGTAGTTAAAGCGCTAATGCCGCTACCAACTGCAGACCAAGCGTTAGTAGAAACTGTGTATTTCGCGAAGGAGTCCGCGTTCGCAACGCCGCCAAGATCAGCAAATCTGCCTCCTACATACAAATCGCCGTTAGCATCAAAAGCCATACAACGAATATCTGTTATAGTTGCCCCAGTGTTCGGATCGCCAACCGCTTGCCATACCTGACTTGCCTTACTCCATCTCGCAATACCCTTCGTGTTAGCTACCGCACTCCCGCCATTGCTCACGCCGGTAAACGCTCCACAAACATAAACGTCACCGTTAGGAGCTTCCTTGATGTCATTAACAGAACCCCCCGCAACGCCCGCAAGCGGATTGACGTAAGCAGAGCCATTCCACTTGCACCAACTCCCATTAGGATCTCTTTTGACAATGAATTCCGCAGGAAAGTCGGCGTATAACTCCATCTCAGTGCCCTCTTCATATGCGCCGTCCAGCAGACCGCTCGGAACTGCGAAGTTCAGCACCGCTCGCTGGTAGGTTGGCAGGTCGGGCGTGTCGGTCAAAGTCGCGGGCAATGGAATGCAGCGAATGTCAACCGGGTTAGTAGCTTCGTCGCCGTTAGCGGCGAAGCCCTGATACCTTACAACCATTTCACCCTCGAACAGGTCAGGTCTAAGCGCGTCAATCAGCGCCTTGCGGTTGGTCTCGATTTCACCCAAACTATTCCCGATGAAGTCCACCACAATGCTAAACTGTCTGGACTTGCGGATGTAATCCTGGTATAGATCACCCCCACTCGTCATTTTCGTGACGATCTGATTCCAATCGCCGTGACCTAAGCCAGTCGCCTGAACAACGTGACAATAGTCGTCAAGGTCAAGCAACTCCCCGCCGGTTTTGACGTAATTTGCTCTGGTAGAAGCGCTATTCCTTCGCGCTCCCTCCCAAAAGTAACCAGCACCAAGATCCCCGGAAATGAAGGTGGACGGATCCACCGCTTGCTCAAACTGCCAGCCGTCCGTCCAAAACGGTGCCGTGCTCGCAACGCTATCACGCTGCAATGTGAGCAGCACGGTGTTTGTTTTGGTTGATGTAAAGGACAAGCTAATTCTCTGCCAATAGCCGGTTGCGGTGAAAGTGGTTGTGCCTTGCGTTTGGCTGTCAGATACCGCGTAAATGCGCATTGCTTGCCCTGCGATGCCCTTCACGTCAAGCGAGAGTGAGTAAGCCAAGCCGGTGGTAATACTCAAACCTGAATAACTTACGCCTGCAGCCGTGCCAGTGTCCGGCGTGACCTTGATACAACCAGGCCCGCGTCTGGAATATGTGCTATCCACCGCGATACTTGTCGATCCGCCGAACGCGGAATACCCACCGGTCGAGGTATACGGCTGCGGGTTCTTAATATAATTCCTCCCCGCGCTTGGCTTGACGATCCAAAATTTCTTATGTGCTAATACAGGTGCTGTCATTATGCCCAAGCCTCCATCAATTCAAATGCCGTTTTTACATCCGCCGGATTACTGCTTGTAGGCATAGTCAGGTTGTATACGTTCCCGCCTTGCGCCCCACCGGCTCTGGCTATTGCGTTAGCAACCGCCTTGCCAACCGCGTCCGCGTCAACTCCATCGCCTGAGTTTGCGCCCGTGAGCGCCTTGCTCAAAGCCCGCTCTGCATCCGCCCTGCTCATGATGAATCCATCCGCAGATGGGACGTACAACTCCCCTTGATAGCCGTATTCTTGCCAGGTGTAGGGATTGCCGCCCTGCACCGCGCCGCCGACGGCCTTGCCAGTCCCACCGCCAGGCTTGTATACAACGGCCCCATATTTTATGGGCGGCGTCCACAAGTCAATTTCGGTGGTATCAAGTTTGGCTGTCACCATCAAATCTTTTATCGGCGCTTCGTAATAATCGACTTCAGTAGTTCCGAGTTCTGCCTCCACCTCCATCTTTTTTGAGGCGGGCTTGTACTCTTCGACCTCTTTGGTAATCGTCACAACGGGTTCAACCGTGAAGGTGATATTCCCTGTTTTCGGGTCGATCGTATAGCCGTTGATCGTGTCAATGGCGTTCTTGTAAGCCGTCATTGCCGCTGCAGCGCCTTCTTCAGAGATATAACCCATGTCAATTGCCATGTTCATATAAGCAGCTAATTCTGCTTCGGTCACACCCCCGACCGCAATTGTCGCCTGGAACATGTCGAGCACAACCTGGTTAGCCATGTCAGCCAGTGACTGTTTCAGCGCGTCAACCTTCGCTTTGGCTTCATCGTACTTTTTTGAGCCAATCGGATTGTTCGCCATGATGGTTTCTTGCTCAACAATATCTTCCAGCGCGTCATCGTAGCTTTTGGCGAAGCTGATCATTCCAGAGAAGTTTTTTGTCACGCTGGTTACTCCGGCGAGTTCCTCCTGGATTTTCATCAGGCGCTCTGTTTCGGCTATCAGTGCTTTTTGTTCAACTGTTAGAGCAGCCGTCGATCCCGTTACCTGCTGCGTGTAAGAAAGCGTCTGTTTGTACGCCTCTGGGTTTTCCATGATCCAGTCGTAATATTCTCTCGCTGCTGCAGCATCCTCATAAGCTTTTATTTGTTGCTCTAAACCATCAACAATCTGGGGATTGTCTTTCAAAAATTGAGTGTCACTGGCACTGGTCGCACCAAGCCGATATTGGTCGTAGGCCGCTTGAATTTCGGCTGTTATCAGACCCAATTCACGGGCTTGATCCCAGATTTCATTCAGGTCAAATGCTTCTTTTTTATCTGTGAAAACGGTCGTCCAATAATCCGCCCACCAACTGGTAGCATCGGCAAGGTCGGATTTTACCGCGTCAAAGTAGTTTTTCTGAGAAGCCGACAGCTGTTCCCACTTGCCAGCATTGTCAACCGTCAAGCCGCCGGTGGCTTCCAGCAAGCCTTTTGAGCTTTCCAGCACGCCGTTCAACAGCGCCTGCGTCTTTTCTGCCTTTGACAGTTCTTCAGCCGTTTTCCCTACGGAATCCGCATAAGCCTGGTAGCGCGCCTCTGCATCAACCACAATACCGAGGTTATCCAAAATGAGAGGTGAAGCTCGACCAATACCAGTTACAATGTCGTTGAAGGCTTGCGTGGTAGAAATACCCATTGCCCGCCCGCGCAAGGCGGCAACTTCCATCAATTGCGAGAGTTCACCTGCATCCGCGCTCACGCCTAACATCATAGCTCTGGATGACGCTTGCATCAAGTCAAAGTCGCTAACCATTCCGAGCGAAGCCCCCTGCAAGGAAGATAATATGTCATCCATGTCAGCGTTCAATGAAGCGGCAAGCGAGCCAGAAGCTTCTTCCATTCGTTGGAATGCAGCACCCTCTTGCGCTGCATCGGTTAGCAATTTGACAGATCCGGCAACGGCGGCAATTGAGGCAGCCGCGCCCATGCCAACAGACATGATGCCGGATAAGCCAGCGCCCAAGCCTTTCAGCCCACCTTCGGCACTCTTGCCTGCCGTGCCCAAACCTTCGATGTCACTCTTGACTTTCTTGATGTCACCGCTGGCTTTATTCAGAGCACTGATTACAATCTGCAGATTAGCCATATTTTTCTCTCAATTCGTTCACTTCCCGCACAATCGCCCATATCTGCTCATTCTGGCGTTTCCACTTTGCCGACTCACCGGGCTTTTGCCCTTCGTTCTTGTACGCCTGAAAAGCCTGGTACACATTCCCCACCTGCCTTAGTTTGCGCATCAAACCAGCCGGCTGTTCCATTACTCCACCAGAGTAAGGCAGCGCACGGTATTCTTCACAATTCAGGCTCAATTCGAGCAGTTGTGGCATCGCGCCTTTACCTTCAGCAAAGTTGGCAACCTCGATCAAGATAAAGGGTCAATGTTCGTCGCCTCGGCGATCATCTTCGCGATACAGTGATCAGCAAGCCAAACTATGTGAGACGGCTTGGCATTGTCCACATCATCGAGCGTCCATTTCGGCTCGGTCATGAACCCCTGCTTCACAGCCGCTCGGACGGAATCACCGCGCCATACAGACATTGGTTGCGTACCCTTGCCTTTCATGTCGCGGTGAAAGTCCTCAAGCATTTTTTGATTGATTTCAGTCAGCACGCACTTGCCAAATTTCTTGTGTTCAAATTCCATTATTCGCTCCAGTCTCTAATTTCTGTTATGCCAGTATTGCGGTTTCAGACTTGGTTTCAATTGTCAACCAGTTAGCCAAAGTCGTGTTGTACACGCCATCCAAAACCAGATCGTAGGTCATAACGCCATTGCGATCCTGGAATATCTCAGGTGCTTGCATGGAGTGCCCAGCGAAGTTGATTACCATCGAGCGTAAACCGGTGCTTGTGCCAGTCGTGTAAGTTATCCGGACTTGCTTTTCCAGAATAGCAGATGCCGAGCCCAACATAGCGATCAAGTGATCATCGGTAGTATCGTTCAATTCCAGGCTCAACTTCAGTTGCCCGTTCCATTTCTGGTCATGGTGTGCAGTCGGAGTGCAATCGCCTAAATAACCCCGATATTCGCGGTTGGAATTGACAGACAATTCCCAGCTAAAAGCGGAGTTAGCCAAAGCCGTGAATGTGCTGCCAGACCAAGCCTCGATGGATACTGAAGCCATGCAGCCGCTCATCCTGGTTATAGCCGTGCGGTTTGCTAAAGACTGCAGCGCGCCTGCGGTAACTTTCCCGCCGATAATAGACCCGCCTACCTGAACGCCGGTATTATTCGCGCCGGAAAGTGTCAGGCTTGCCACTGAAGCGTCCTGCAACTGCCATACTTCGTTAGTTTGTCCGTACTGGAGCGTCATGAAACGTGGAGTGACCCCGCTGGTAGTCGGCGCGTTATAAGTGCGCGTGTACGGACCCGCCCCGCTTGGAGTGGCAGTGCCAAACAAAGCCTCCAGCCAATAGTTCACGTCCTCAAATGATTCATCGCTGACTTCAAACGACGCTGAACCAGCGTAATGGTCAAGCGTAGTCTGATGGGTCGGGGCAAGCGTGCCCCTTAGTTGGTCCAAAGCACGTGTTTCAAATTCAGGCCTCAGCTTGAAACTGGATACATTCTGCAACTTGACAGTCGAAGTCGCAACCGCTGTACCAAATGCAGTCTGAAACGCGGATTGTAAAACGTTATGCGCATTAAGCATTTTTCACCTCTGATTTTTCTTTCTCATGAACGTAAAGACCGGCTTTTAGAGCCGCCTTTTGAATTTCTTTCGGCAGCTCCGCCCATTCCTCAGCACTCATGTCCCGCGCCGGAACGCCAGCGAAATAGCCTCCACCTTTGTAGATGTATTTATCCACTTGCAACCTCCTTGATATTCAACTGGCATAACACGCCAGCGTAAAACCGCCCGGTTCCGCGCGGCCATTCATATTCGCCTGGAGTCATTGATGCAGACTCCAAAGACGTGTTCTGATAAGGGCATCTAAACGTCCTCAGCATATCCACATACTTTCCTGAATAATCGACAATCTCAGGCGCGAATTCCCTTAGCCCAACCCCTTGTTCGCTCGCTTGCCATAGCATCAAGTCGGTCACCTGCCAGTCGATCGTTACCCCCGTTCCAATCGCAATAAAACTCATATCCCGCCCTTCACCTGGAGATCCCCCTACTGGAAGTAATAACCGACAAGGTAAGTGCGCGGTTGTGATATTCTCAGGCAGTTTATCCAGCCCGTAAACAGTAGGTGTCTTGCCGGACGTGGTTGTAACCTTCTTTGCTTCAAGCGCGTCGTAGATGTTAGTGATTACGCTCATATTCCCAACCGCCTTTTGTATCGGTCAAGCAGCTTCTGCACGTCCGAAGGCAAGCCTGAAGGCATAATCGTTACACCGTCACCTGTCACCATCGGTCGGTCTAAATCGGCACTGGTATCCTTTTGACGGTAGATAAACGCCGCAAGCCTAACGCAGGCATGAGTAATATCAGCCGGTGCAGTCGCAGAATAGCCCCACGTGCCAGCAACGCTTATTTCGCTGTCTGAATCGTCAAACTCCCAACTGTAATCCTCATCCAATCGGATAATCCATTTAGGGTTATCATTGCGCGGGAATAGACGATAGTTAGCGCTTGCAATTTCAACGCTGTTGCCATTCGTGAGCTTAGTTACAGTCAGCAGATCGTAGCCGTAGAGATTCAAATCCTGCCCGTCAATATCGTCTGCTGTAAAATATTTCGTGGCGGTCTCTGCTTCAAATGACCTGCCAGTATAAGCGTCAATAATCCCTTCAGCCCGCGTTAGCAGGTCGCTTAGCAGATTGTCATCGCCGTTCGTGGTGATGCCTAAATAGTCCTTCAGGTTGGATAGGCTCGCGTAGCTCATTTAACCGCCTTAGTCCGTGACGTGGGCTTGTTTACCACCTTCACCGCCGGCTCTGCTGCATAGGCAATAAACCCGCAGCGCATGTAGTCATCCACATACTCTTCAGGCATTTCGGCGGTCGCGCCCTCTTTATATGGCACGGATTTTCCGCCTATGTTAGCAACGAACTCGCGCATAACATAAATCTTGATCGATTTACTCATATTTTCACCTCTCTCAAACGGGATCAACACATCGCCATCCGGCTTTATATGCCCGCAAATAACGTCAAACCTGCAAATCTGTTTGAAGCCGTTTCTCATACAGTCAGCGGCAAGCGGCATATCCGGACACGGATGCCCACCGATTTCACTCCGTCTCATATCTAACTTTTCTAATACCCGCCTCTTAATCAGCGTGCAGCCAAAGCCTACACCGCTCACTTCGATCCAACCTTGCGACTTTGCCTTTTTCACAATCTCAGGAAACATGGTCAAGCTCGCATCAGGCCATCTGGAATTCACAGACCGAAGGGCATTTAATACCGATTTGAAATGGCGAAGCAGGTAAAGTCCATAAATCACATCCGCGTCGGTTGCAAGCATTTTTGTCAAGGCATCTTCAGGGATTATCATGTCGTGCTCAACAGTGAACAGATAATCGTAATCGCCGGATAATATTCTCTGCCTTGCATAGCGATATTGGTACAGCGTGTTTTCATGGTCTTGCTTACTGTTTCCAGTAATCTTGTTTGGATTGTTAGTGCTTATCTCAACTTCAAGCTCAACACCATCTGGAATAGTTAACTTTTCAATGCTTTCCAGCGTCTCTTTATGAACTGCCAGCTCCCCGCTTGCCAGTTTATAGGTCGGGCAGAATAATAATATTTTTACCTTATAAGCAGAGGCACCGGAAGCCACAACATTTATGTCATGTCCCTCATGGATGTTTTTCAATTCCCCAATTGGTTTCACGGTGCCTCTGCTTCGTTAGTTAGTCAGCGGTTAGGCTGATGGATGGGTTGCGTACTGGAACGCCTCTGCCTGCAGAACTGCGCAGCCGAAGCGGTAGGTAGCCAAAATGCCAATCTGCCCGGTGTCAGCATAAAGCTCGTTCAGGCGGCGGATTCTCAACCCGCGATTGGTCACAAAGCCCATATAGTTAAAGTTGCCAAACATCAAAGACTTGGCACTCGCTGCAATATTAGCTACGTTGCTGTTCAAGACAACCGGATAGCCTTCCAGCGTTGGCCCGTCAACAGTACCGCTCAAGCGAGCAACACCGCTGGTAAACGTGAACACACTGGAACTAACCAGCCCCTTCAGATTGAACCAGGTTGCCGGATCCATAACCCATGCAGCGCCGTTATGATACGGTGATCCGAGTTTCCCCATTAATTCAGGGATTTCAGTGGCACCGATTGCGCTTGCTGAGTCAAATGACAGTCCGGCTGTGCCGCCTACAAACGCGCCTTGCGGTTCAGTTGAACCTGCACCGATCAAAGCGTAGTAGTTTTCAGTGTCAGCTACTGCACGCCCGATAGCGTTGGTCAGGAATGCCTCAAGATTGCTGTTATCGTCTTCGAGCAACTCTTCGGACACCTTGATCAACTTGGTGAACTTGTAAACTGGAACTGAAACCTGCGCGAAAGTAGGTTCTTCTTCAGCAGCACTAATCGCGCCTTCCTCGGCCACCAACGTAAACTTGGCAAGGCTCGCATTCTCAGTCGGGAAGTTATATTTATCCCGATTTGTGGTCACGCGCATCAAACCGAGTTTGCTGATAATTGATTCTTCATCGCGTTTAGCGATAATTGAACCATATTCATCATCAGGAACAAGATAGCCGCCTTCTGTGGTCGTGCCTTCCTGCAAGGCAGCTTTTGAAGCCTTACGGATGTTGGACACCTCTCCCGTGCGCACATAATCCCAGAATGCGCTTTTATAGCTTTTCTCGCCGAGACCTTCGACCACAGCCGGTGCTTTTATAGTTCTTTCGCCCTTTTCAATGCCAGGCGCGGCTTTCAGTTCTTCGACAATTGACTTGCGGATTTCATCGGCGATTGCTTTGATATCCACTTTAGGCTCTTCAGCCTTTGATTCTTCGACGATTTTCTCTTCGTCCATTTTATTTTCCTCCTCAGGAATTGTTGAAATTGATTTTTGTTCAGCTTCAACCGATTCCTCGACCGCATCCACCGCTGATTCCTCAGCCTCTGGGGTTGCCTCTGCGATTGTCTCAGTCTTTGCTTCGATTGAGGCTTTAGCCTCTTCGATCACGGCAAATGAGTTTGCCGGTTTTCGCCATTCATTCGTGTCAAACAGCGCCAGTTCACCGACCGGCCACACGTCAATCAGTCCACCCGCGCTTTTGCGTACTAAATGAGAGACCGCTCCGCTCGACGCTTTCACTCCCTCCGCTCCGGCTGCCAATAGGCGCATCGCCAGTTCTTCTTCAGTGTCCAACGCCAGATTGAACCAGTGACCGCGCTTATCTTCGCCTGTGTAAGTCGCTTCGCCGATAATGGCCGGCGGAGTCTGCATTTCGCTTGGATCGTCGGGACCAAAGCCGTGATAGTAAGTAACTGGTCGTTTATCACCGATCTTCAGCACAATGTCGGTCCCTTCGTGAAAGGCTTCACCATCCACGTCGCGCCCTTTGATCGGCCCGCCATAGGGAACGCCTAATACCTTCCAGTCAACCAGGCTGTAATCCACGTTAGCTTTCAAGCGCTTCGTCTCGATTAGTTCGCGCTTAACATCCTCATTCAACGCTATCTTCAAACTCAATTTATCCGACATTCGCTACCTCTTTCTCGATCGCCGCCATGATTCTTGCTTCAATCTGCGGTTTATACAAATTAACCGCGCCTTTATCCGTCAACCAACCACTCCATTTGTGCTGTGTAACCTGGTCTTCCCCACCCTGCACTAACGGCGCATAAGGTATATTGTTTTCAACGGTTACAGTGAATCCGTTCAGACTGGAGTAGGAAGTCCAACTTTGCCCAAGTCTTTTTGTGCGCTTGTAGGGCACGCCAATGTCGCCATGTTTCAAGTGCCAAAAGAAGCCGCGCCTTACTCTGTCGTTCCCTCGAATAAGTGGGTTGGGCGCGTGCACTGCTCGTGGATATTGGCGTAATTTGCGCTGCAAGAACACGCCCTGCTGCGAAATAACGCTCCGCACATGGTTGAACTGCGCAAGCGTGTCAAGTTTCGCTACCAACTCGTCTAAGCCTTTGATCTCGATGATTGCGCTCACACTGCACCGCCCTTAGGGAACTCCCAACCTACGCCACACCGGCAGTTTGGATGCGCTGGCGGATATTCGCCATTCGTTATGGGTCTTTCGTTTCTCGGCGCGCAAATTGGGCAAACGAGTTCGTCATTTGCTGTCATCCAGATCGGGGTCATCCTTTGCCCTGTTTCGCGCTCAAGCTCCGCTACATAAGCCCGCTCCCCCTCCACAACCGCTCTGGTTGTTTCTGTCACCGCAATTCTCTCAGCGCGTGAAGGTGAGAACATTCGTTCTAACCGCTCGCTTATTTGTCGGATACTCAAGCCCTCTTCATACCCCTGCGCAATAACTTCACCAACCCCAGAATAGCGGGTTAGAATGTCCGTTGTGAACTCGTGCGTTCTTAGCCACACCTGCCGCATGACCTCTTCTGTATGAGTGCGCGCCCAGTTTACAGCCGCTCGGTTGACGTTATCCAAATCAACGCCGATGCCAATTCTAAGCATCGTCTCATCGGCTTGCTGTAACAGCGTATCAAGCAGCACCGGCTCAATATCCTTCTGAATATCCCGCCAGCCGTCATTCCAATAGGAGGGCGGCACATTAGCCAGATTCGGCGGATCTCCCAGGTATCCCAACAGATTGCCAAGCTCGACGCGCAGGTCTTTGCTCAACACCCGCGCTAATCTGCGCTCGATTTCGTAGCGGTCAATCACGGGTAATTCCTCCAGGCTATAACCGACTCAAACACTTGTTTCACGTCTTCAACCGATTTCACGCCCTCAAGCGCGCCACTTATAGCACCATGCAAACTCGGCTCAATAACGCTGCTCTCGAACTCACGCAGCCCCTTGCCGTCCTTGACCCGCTTTTCAGCCATGCGCTGCCACTTCCGCAACTCAGCCTCCTGTTCGTCCGCCGGCTCTCTTTCCGGTAGAGCTTCGCGCTCGTCCAGTTGTTCTTGGTGCGCGTTCAGCATCGCCGCCTGTTCGTCTGTTAATTCATAGCCAGCCAGTTCAAGCGCAAGCTCAATCGGCATCCCTGCGAGTGTCAGCTTATTCAATAAGTCCGCCCGGTCGCCTTCGTCTTCCTGGAATATATCCATTTCCTCGAACTTGAATTCCAGCCGCATGCCGTCCTGCTCTAACAGCTGCGTATTCAAGGCATCCTCGAAAATGCGCGCTCTTGGCTTGATCGTGTCCTCGTAGAATGAGATGCGGTCTTCCTGCGCCGTTGCATAGTTAGCCGCCTCACTGTCAAGCAGGGTCTGTTTAATCCCAAATGCCATAGCGATATTATCTTTTGACATCTTATCAAGTTCTGTAAATGCCAGGTCTTTCAGCGGCGGCGTTAGTGTCGTGGCTGTGATAGACCCTGCCCGCATGCCCATAACCCGAAACGCGTTCTTGATCGCAGTTGCCGATTTCTTGAACCAGTTCTGAACCCGCTCAATTTCGTTTTTGTCAGTAGCGTCAATACCCAACAAGGTAACCGGCATTGCCCCGCCTTCAAAGTACATCTCAGGGAACTTACTTATCGAATATAATAATTTCGCGTCGATCTTGGATGCAATACCCGCCCCGATACCAGGATAAATGTCCTGCGTTGGGTCGAACTCATTGATGTATAGCATTTCGTACTTATCAGTATTCAGGTCGTTAGTCCACGTTGCCCCGCTGGTGTCCTGCTTGAAATTGATGATACCGTTTTCATACTTGACCGTCATGTCAAACGGGTTGCGGTATTTAACGTCTTTGCGGTAGCCAGACTGGTTAGCGATGATCTCGCCAAACGCCGCGCCCGATAACAGGCATGACGCCTCCCAGCGCCATAGCAAGTCGCCCAACTTGGTCGGATAAGGCCAGTCAACCTCGTTCTCTTCACCCTTGTAGATTGCAATTGGAATGCTCGATAGCGCGTCACACCTGAGCTGCACCACCCGATAAAACATTGGCACGCGCTTGTAAAGCGTGGCAACGGAATCGGGAACGCCGTCACTGGTAAGCTGCTCCATCCATCCAGGCACGTTAGTTATCGTCTTATAATTGTCTGCCATCCAGCCTCCGTTAATCCATCCATAATATCGCCCCTCCGCTGGTTGCTCCGTTCCATGCGATAGCCAGGCTCATTACTGTATCGTCATGCATCCCGTCCGGGGCAGAATAACTAAACCCGCCCGACGCGTTGCGCTTGCTTTCAAAACTCAACAGTTCACCAATCAGTACTGGCTCGTCTAAGACCAAAATCTGCCCAT